ACCCAAGTTATCAACAGCTTATAAACAGTTTTAGTGGATTTTCTTTGCCTAAGGTATTAATCCCGGAAAAAATTGGACACCAATGACGTTGTCCTGTAGCTTATACCGCAAGTCTATGCAGACTACGACGTTACAAAGGATTCAGGATAGGCTGGACGGGAGACGTGGGTCCGACTCCCGCCAGAAGTACCAAAATTCAAAGACTTAGACGTTTCCCTCTCCTCCAAATCTCCATTTGCTACCATTTTGCTACCATGATCGTCTGGGACCTCACCCAGTACCGTCTGAGCTAATCTGTTTGCCGATTTGACGTTTACTTTCTCCATCAGGTGGCCGTATACGTCCATCGTCATCTTGATTGAAGAATGGCCCATCTGTGTCTGAATGTATTTCGGAAGCTCCCCCTGGTCTATCAAGAGAGAGGCGTATGTATGCCGTAAATCATGGAAACGAATCCGGGGTAACTTTGCTCGCCGCAATGTGGGTAAAAAGCCCTGCCTGTAAAGAGTGCCCCGGTAAAAGGGCTGACCGGAAGGGGAAGCGAACACAAGGTCCGTAGGCTCGCTCTTAGGCTGCGAAAGTTTCCATTTCTTGAGCTCCAGGGTTAGGATCGGGTCAATATCTATTCGCCTCCTTGAGGATTTCGTCTTGGGTTCGTAGAACTTCCACCCGTCTTTTGTACGGGTAAGGGTTCGCCGGACAATCACCTGATTGCTGATCCAGTCGATATCCCCCCATTGAAGGCCCAATATCTCCCCCTCTCGCATCCCTGTCATAATATCCGTAGTGAACAGCGTCTTGTAAAACCCCTCGTCTGCCTGGCTCAAGAATATGGGGATCTGCTCCTTGGTAAGGCATTGAATCTCTTCCTTCTCGGGAGAATATTCCTGGGCTTCTTCTTTCGGCCTTTCTACTTCAGAGACGGGATTTGAATCAATGAGTTTGTTTCTGCGAGCATATTTGAAAATGGTTCCAAGGGTCGTCACCGTTTTATTGATCGTTGCAATCCCGATGCTTCCCTCTTTTCTCTTACTAGATATGTAGGCTTCCACTAGCGTGAAATCTATCTGCCCGATTTTCACAGGACCGAAGAAGGAGAGTAGGTGCTTATTGAGGTGATCCTCATATGACTGGATAGTGATCGGCCTGATCTTTCCTTCTCGGCTTGTTAGCCATCTATCGGCCAAAATAGAGAAAGTTATGTTGCGATCCTTGGGGGTAGTGTAATCCCCCTTGCCGACTTTCAGAATCCTTTCTGAAAGCCGTTCCTCGGCCTCTTTCTTGTTCGTCCCTACGGTTTCCCAGTGGCGATCACCAAACTGATCGTAGAAGTCAATCACCCACTTGCCGCGCCTTTTCCTGACACAAGCCATATTCAGTTGGCTCCCTTCTTTTTACTCTTCTTCAAATAACCCCTTATAAGATTTTCAATGATATCGCTAGCAGTTTTTTTCTCCCTGATGGCTTGAATTTTTAGCTCCCTCCACACACCGTCGTCCATAGTAATTGATGGTGCAGTTTTCATCTTTCTTCCCCCTTTACCCTTTCCTTTGTTCATACACCTTTATAGGTCTATACCCGTGAGCTTGTCAAGAGCTAGAGGGGGGTCGGTTAATCTTTTTTCTTGGACTCTAACCAGGCCAGGACTTGCGGGAGGTCAAAGCGGGGATATCTGCCAACCCTCAAATGGGGGATAGAGTTCTTTTTCTTACGAGTGCAACCATAGACCCAAGACTTGGGGACCTTTAGGGCCTGGGCCAGTTCTTCGACGGTAAGCAGGGTAGGGGGATGGTTTCCATTGGCTTGGACTGAGATTGATGCCTCCTGGATCTCCTCCCGGATCAAGGTCCTCAGCCAGGATTCCAGGGCTGTTAGGGGGCTATCGGGGGCTAGGTTTCTGTTCGGCTCAGACATGTTTTAGCGAAAAGCTCCCCTTTTTTATGTGTAGAAGGCCGTAGGCCCTCAAGGATTGACGATCTCACCCCGGCTCCTATCCTTACTATTCCCATTTTTCATCAAATCGAAGGCCGAGCCTTCCAGCAGCCCTTGGAGAATCTCCCGCCCCTCAGCCGGTCCTAAATGTGAGAGCATCTCTGCTGCTCGCCTGAGTACCCGAACATCCCGTTGGCAACGATCGGAACAGAATCGCCTCGCGGTCCTTCTCCATGTTCCCGTAGAAACCTCTCCTATCCGCTTTTCACAAAGTGGGTTCTGACAAGTCCCCGACACTCCCTGGTCCCTTCTGAGAATACCCGCTGCTAGTCCGTACGGACTATTCTAGGGGGGTCTCCCCGTCTAAGTGGTTTTAGCCCCACCCTCACCCTTTCCCTTCACGGTGTCTCCTTACCCTTTGCCGTTAGTCGAAGAGGTCTTCTATTCAAATCGAACGAATCCATTTTTAGTACCCCGTCGCATCCACTGGGGGTAATTCCGGCATTGGCTTCCGCCTGGGCTCCTGCATAATGCTTGCGGCGTAGGCAAGAGCGTCCACCAAATCGTCATGCTCCCCTTTTGGGAAGCGCAATAGTTCGTCCTCGAGCTCAACATGTTCCTTGCGGATAAATACACAGCCGTTACCGTATAGGGCTTGGAGGGTTTGGCTCCGTTTGACTTTATCCTGATGCGGCTTGATAGGCTTGAGGGTAAAGAACTTACCGCGCTTACGCATCTCTTCACGGATCGTATAAACAAGAGCCGAGTTTTTTTCAGTCTCATTGGCTCCAACTTCCACACCCACAGCGTCTAATCCCTGAACGCGATCCGCCATATCAAATAACGCATTCAAAAAGTTCCCCATATCCAGGTGCGCCCGTATGTAATCAGAGACAAATAGACTGCGGGACGTATCGGTCTTTGTGTGCATTATTACCGTATAGTCAGCGGTTCGTTTCTCGGAGAAGGCAGGGTCCACAGTGATTATTGTCCGGAAGCTCCCAGGCCGCCAGGTGTCAAAGTATTGGATGCTGCGTTTCTTGAAGATTGCCGTCTCGGGATCTATCGGGTCCAAGTCGTACTGGCAGCTGTAAATATACGCCCCGACTTCCCGCCGAATCTCTGCCAGCTTTTCCACAGTAAACTTTGATGGGAGTATAGGCTTTCCGTCTTCTATCGCGTGTCTTTTGTAGGTGCGCCACTCCGGGGCTTTCTCAAGGTCTCTGTGCAAGTCGCCATAATCATAGATGGTTCCTGCAACCCTTAAAGTACCTTGCGGCGAGAGGATAGGACGAAGAAGTTTGAAAGCGTTTTTAACCTTATCCATCATTTCCCGCGTAGTCACGTTCTCAGGAACTACGGCATCATCCACGCGGATATCATCGAAGTGGAGGCCAGTGGGTAAGGATTCAAGCGTGAATGCTGTTATGCTAGCTTCTTTGTAGACGCCCTCCCGCTTAAGAACCAACTCGTCTTCAGTCCATTTCGGAGATTCCTTTGCGGGATTGTCATAGAAGACTTCTGGATAGTAGGCCGCAAGGATCGGCCTTTGTTCACAGGTGAGCTTGATTTCTCTGACGAAATCTTTTGCTTTTCCGAATGACCAGCTCCCTATCCCAATCCGTCGCTCAGGGTCTCGAATAATCGACCAGATAGAGGCACCTACGGAAAAGATGCTGGTCTTGAAATGAAAGCGAGGGAGTAAATATATATCCCGGTCCCTCTCCTGCTCAATCCTCTTTATAAACTCATCCAGGAATGGAGCATCAATATCTTTGAAGTCCATTATGGCGAATAGGAAGGCTCCAAGGTTCTGCCGTGCAGTCTCGGCTAGGTGGGCCTGCTTCTCTCCGCTGGGAATATTGGAATCCTGGAGATACTGGAGAAGTGCTTCGAGATTAAAGTTCATTGCTTCCCCGGCCTACTATTCGATCAATAACCTCCTGGCGGATCTTGTGTTTAAAATCCCCCGTGAAGTGGATTTCCTGCTTGGCGGCTGGAACAAATTTGTCGATCCAATGACGTATGGTTGAACCGTCGATTACCTCGTCCGTAAAGAGGAGATTCCCATCTTTGTCGTAGTGATTAACCTCGCGGGGTTGGGTGAGCTTAAAGTATGACTCCAGGACGGGTTCTATATGCTTCCCGATGTAATCCTGAGCCATCTGTACGGCTTGCCGTTTAATTTCTTGAGCTTCCTTGGTTGGCCTGCCACCGGGGGGATTCCGCTTGCCACCTTTCGCTCGCTTATTTCCCTTCTTGAACTTCACCGTTGGTTTCCCGTTGGTTTCCCGTGCTCTCTGTCGTGTCGATTCCTAATACCCTAACGCCGCCTTGAGCCTGCCCAGAGCTGCTTTTTCATCTTCATAATCAGAGTGGTGCGAGTTGAGTTCGATGCCCTTTTCCCTGATTGCAATTTCCTCCCGTGTGGGTGGCTGCTGATACTTCGGGTTTGCTCTTAGTTCAGCGAGGGTTCTCTCTCTTTCTTCGGGTGTTAAACCAAAGTCGATAATCGAAGCCTGATACCAGGGAGAGATCAATTTCATTCGTTCATCGGCTTCCCCAGGTGCTTTGGTTGGGGCGATCATTACCATGCGATCAATCCCAGTATTATGCTGCATATTCCTATTCCCCTATCTCCTGCCTATCGCTCCTACTCATTAAATTCACTACCCGCAGCTTGTTCAGAAATCCGGCGACGAAGTTCACTAATCGTAATGTCTCCTGCGTTCAACTCTGCGAGAAGATTCCTTTTTCCCGCTGCACTCATATCTGCGTTCTGAAGCTGTGGTAAGTCGGATAGGGTAAACTGCGCGAACTCTCTTCCTCCTGTCTGGAGTGTTGGCGCTATCTTCTCGGCTAATGCAAGATTTATGGGCTCAACGCCACTGTCGCCCTGGCCTAACTGTAAAAGATCGTCAGATCCAATATTCCGTTCCAACGCCTTGTTCACTCCGGCGGGATCTTGTCTAATATTTCCTGTAGGTATTGGCTGTCCCCTGCTAGTGAAGAAATTATTGAATCTCGCCAATGCTTGATTGAGGACATTGTCCGGAACACCAAACTGCCTGAACAGCGCAACAGCCTGATCGCCATTCCCTCCAGCCTGAATCAAATTCAGCATCAGAGAGCGGGCCGCTCTATCACCATCGCCTGAATCTGGGCGTCCACCTGCGCCTCCTGCGGCATTGGCTCCTGCTATCTTCGCAGCTTCCTCAAAAACGGCGAATTCGGGTCGAACACCCGTAACGGATGGATAGTCGAAATTACCGGGATTGGCAGGTAGGTTGCCTAATCCTGCAGCTTGTAATTGTGGTGCTATACTTTTTACAAAGTTCTCTTGAAAGGTTTCGGCCTCGCCTTTGTTGGGCGCAAGTACGCCTAGAGAGTCGAGCAGTTGAAAGACCGACAATCCCGCAAGAGGGATACCAAAAGCTCCTGCAGCGGTGCCGGCAAGTTGACTCGCTGCACCAGCTCCGCCTACACCAGCAGACACGCCTCCTGGCAGGCTTGTGATAAGGCTTTCAATGAGGCTTGCCAATCCTCCTGTTCCAGGCACTACGTTGCTTCCGCCACCATCAATAAACGGACTAACTAAACTTGAGAAATCTTCTACTTCCCCAAGTCCCAAACCGCCAAAGTCGAAAGCCCCTGCGCCGGATGCCCCACTTACGCCCCCGGCAGATCCGGCACCGCCAGAGGCATCAGAAAAATTTAGGAAGTCTCCAAACAGATCATCCCCTATGTCGTCAAAGTCGAAACCGAAGTCGGAGAGGCCACCACCTCCTCCGCCAATATCGAAATCGGGGAATACACCAAACGGATCTTCGTCAAGCCCTAATCCTGTACCAAAGCCAAAAGGATCTCCTTGGGCAGAGAGCAATAATGGTTCTCCCGCCACTCCCAAGGCATCCGCTATGGAGCCACTTGCTAGAATTTCATTGCCACCCCCGCTAAAAATCTGCTCCAGGAGTTTATTCAACGCCGCCTTTCCCGCAGTCCCAGCTCCTCCTATTGCCCCTACCGATGTATCCTGATCGTCGGGGAACAGATCCAAAATATTGGGAAGAATTTTAGTGAGTAGCTTCGCCCCACCTACGGCAAATGCCGCTTTTACTAGTGCATCAATATTTTTGGCTTCGGCCTCCCGATCAAGCTGAAATTCCGTTCCTTGCCTGGCTCGCCCACTTTCAAGCCCGAATACACCTTCAGAAAGCTTTGTGAGTTCTAGTGCCTCACCCCTTGCACGTTCCTCTGTTCCAAGAGCGAGATTCCCTAAATCAATGTCCGTTTGCCGCTCTCCGCTGACAAGTTTCTCGAGCCCGGGTCCGGACACCGTACCGCCTAAACCGGCCTTCTGGAGAATGCTGTTTAAGTTATCCCGCTTAACCTTGCTTCGTGCACTGAGCAGATTCTGTGCTAACTGAAAGCCGGGACTTTCTTCGGGCGCTCGTAGATTCGTTCCAATTCGTTTGGCGACTTCGGTGTTCTCCGGTCGGGGTAAGCCGATGGCTTCTCTGATTTGTTGAAGTTCATCGAAGATAGCCCCGGTACTACCCGCAACCTTATCGGTTCGCTCAATGCCCAATAGTTCGTCGATACTCGCCATTTTTAGTTGACCCCTTCTTTATTTGGAATGGAAAACTTCGATAATTTTTCTCGCTGGATGAATTGCAAGAATTCGTCTTGAGATAAACCCCGAAGCCAACTGGCCAGCGTTTTTATTCGCTCGAGGACTTCTTCATATTTCAGCCCACTTTGTCGCACCCGGAGCGCAGCGACTTCGGGGCCCCTAGCACAGGATCCACAGATAACGTCTCCGGGTCTATTGAGTCGTGTCTCACAAAACATGCACGAAGCGGTCAGGGCGCCGGTTACTATTTGACGGCGTACCCACGCGAGCAATACACGTCTCTTTTTCTCATTTAATTCTAATGTCTGGGGCTTCGATTTACCGTCCATCGTCGTCTCTTTCATCCGGCCTTGGCTTCAGTGATGTCCCTCCAGGGAGAAGGCTCTATCCAATCGCTGAAGGACACCGTCTCTGCCTTAAAGCGAAGTTTAATTATTCCGGTCACACCATCTCGCATTTTTGCCACGTCTAATTCTACGAGGTCCGGGGATTCTGTTTTCTTGTTATAATAATAATCGCGGTAGAGCAGTCCTATCACGTCCGCATCTTGCTCTAGGGCGCCCGACTCTCTGAGGTCCGATAATTGCGGGTGCTTATTGTTTCGATTTTCAACGTCCCTGTTCAATTGCGAGAGAATCAAGACCCCAACATCAAGTTCAATGGCTAACCCTTTCGCTTCCCCTGAGATACGACCAATTTCTAAGTGGCGGTCAAGCCGTCTCTCCCCTTTGATCTGTGCATCAAAGAGGCCGACGTAATCGAAAATGATAAGGGCTAACTTTGGTTCCCTGAGTTTCAGCGCTCGCAGTTTGGCTTTAATGCGATCCCACGACCGATCAGAATCAAGAAGCCAGAAAGAAAGATCACTAATGCTTGCGCCCTGTGCCATGAGTTTGCCAAAATCTGAATCGGTCAGGTTCCCACGTACAAGATCCCTGTTTTCAATTTCGGTCAGTCTAGAAAGCATACGACGAATAATATTTAAGGCAGGAGTTTCGGCGGTTACGAAAGCAACCCCATACCCCAACTTAGACGCATTCGTCGCGATGATCCCGCCTATGGCCGTTTTTCCCATGCCGGGTCGCCCGGCGATAACCCACTCTTCCCCGCGTTGGATGCCTCCAGTACGGGTGTCAACATCATGCAGACCCGTAGGTATTCCAGGGATGAGGTCACCCCGCTCATATGCCTTTTCAATATGCTTTAGAGTTTTGCCAACAACCTCTCTCGCATGAACAAACCCATTCGGTCCGCCGTTTTGAAGACTTGAGAGCGAAGCACTAAGGCGGGAAGCAATGGTCAGGGCGTCATAAACTTGATCCTCAAAACCCTCAGTTGCG